AGGGCGGGAACGTGCCCCACATGCAGCGTGGCTCGTTATGAACGAACACGTACCGCTCATACCCCTTGACGTTGAGGTTGTCGGTGGCGTCGTCGGTCCACATGCTCGTCTCGAACGGCACTTTCTCGAAGTAGATCAGACCGTCGATGTTGGTCTGGATGAACCACGCGTAGCTCGACGACAGGAAGTCCATCACCACGTAGCCCTTTTCAAGCCCGCCATCCATGGACTTGATGACGTTCGGGTCATTGGACGTGGTGCCTGGACGCAGATCGGCGTGGATCAGTCGATGAATGACTGGTGCCAGCGCCGGAGGAACGATCACCTGCTTTCCTCGAGCAAACACACGCACATTCGCTTCGTCGACCCACGTCGTGCGAATTGTCGTCAGCGCAGACAAGAGCGACGCCTCGTTCAATCCCATCTCCGTCGACGGCTTGTTGGCATACGTGCTGCCATCGACGGGGTGATCGGTTGCGCAGAGTGCCTTGCCGTCACCGCCGATATTCTGATCGTAGGTCGTCGCGTTGTTGAGGATGTTGGCGGCGCTGATCTCCTTGTACTGCGCAAACACCCGCTGCAGTCCGAGGTTCTGCGGCATGAACTCGCTCTTGTAGAGGTTATCATCAAGGACCTTTCGGGTCATTGCGTAACCGAGCGAAACCTCCTGAGTTTCCGCATTGTACTGATAGCGCGTCCCGGCGTTGTTGTCCGTGTACGCCGCCGCGCCCTCGGTCTTGAGAACGGGAAGCGGCAAGAACCTCGTCGACACGCTGCGCTCGACCGTCAGAGTGGACTTCTTTTTTGTGAAGATGGAAGCCCACTTCGACGGGATATCCTTGTATTTGCCCGTAACGCCGTAAAGGCCCGGCTCAAGGAGATGCCGAATCTGTGAAAGTGACGTTGCCATTGATCAGATCCCCTTAGATGCCCGCAAGGCCTGTGACATTCGGCGTCACGATGACCCAGTTGTACGACGATGCCGCATCTGCCCCGTTACCCACTCCCCGGAACAGTCCCGTGATGCGGAAGGGAAGCGTTGCGGTCGTCGCCAACGTGCCTTGGTCAAGCGTCGCGCCGCTCATGCCCGTCGCAGTGTTGACGGTGCCCATGCTGACATCGGCGTTGATGCCGACATCAGCTTGCGTGATGGCAGTGCCGGACGATTGGACCAGGAAGAGCGGAGGCATCGAGAACTGGCACGGGACGACAAACGCCTCCACGTCACCAGTTGCGCCGCTGCCGGGCCAGTAGTTGCGGTAAACGATCCTCCCCTCGGAAGAGGAGTAATACCGGCACCCGATCAGGACCCCCGCCAGACGCGCGGCGGCAGTCGACGCCGTCCATCGAGACACATAGCCGGTGTTGAGGTCCTTGACGGGATCACCATGGCCGCACGCGGTGGTATCACCGGATGCGATTTTCATGCTGATCATGCCGTAGTTCGGGGCTGCACCAGCCCCATAGCCGATATGGCTGAAGCCAAACGGCGCCAGTGTGTTTGCCATTTCCCTTGGCCCTGGATATTGTCGAATTGCAACAGCTCGTTGCAACTCGCGGGTTGTCTTGCCGGAACGTCCAACACGGACGTCCGTTTGCCGAAGTCGACAGGCCCCGCCCGTCACTGCCGGCAGACAACCCTTGCGGCTCGCAAGGGCGTATCTTGTTGAAACTACTCACATATTACGTTGTTTCGCGCGTTGTGCAAGCGAAATCATTCGCCTGTTTCAGGTATCCTGGTCAGATTGGGTCGCGGAACGCCGTCCGTAGATTCATACGCCGCGCGCGCAAACGACACCCGCTTAACGTCGGCCGTATCGGTAACGAACCCCTTGTCGGGCGCCCCTCGAATGCCGAATTGCCGCCTGGCATCTGACGATTGGGCCTGTGCCTTCCGCCTCTCCTCCTCCCGTGCTTCCATCGTCAGCATCATCGGCCGCTCCATCAGCATCTGGCCGTCGCGCGTGATATTACCTTTGTATCCCGGCGGCATGAACATGCCCGGGTGCCTATCCGCCGGCACTGGCGTCCACCCGTTTTCCTGATAGCCGACCATGGCAGCGGTTTGATCCTGGCCGTAGACGGCGTAGGCCACCCACTGATAATCCCACCCGTCAGGGATGACCGAACGATCGAACGCGAATGGATCGGACGATGCAGTCCGCTTGCGCATACGCCCGAATGCGATCACTCGCCCAGTCTTCGGGTCTATGCTGACTTCTGATGTCTCTTCGCGAACGTCGCCGTTTCTGGCACGGTTCTTCGCCGGAGTCGTAGTGACAGCGCCGGTCATGACTTGCCCCTCAATTCGTTGATTTTCAGTCGAGCTGCGGCATAAGCTTCAGGCGTCATCCCCATAGCCTCAGCCGCGTCACGCTCCTCGCGTGTCATTCGGTAGGTTTCGCGACGCCGCTCTGTTGCCGCGCCGGGAGCTCGAGCGGGCGGCGCAGGAGGAACGGACTTCACGTCGACATCATCCTCGTCGCCGTCATCGTCCTGATTGCTCCTGTCAGGATGTTGCTTTTTCGTAAATCCCATTCGTTCGTTGATGAATGAAAAATACGCGTCGGTGTCGGGAACGTACCCCTCTGATTCTGCCTCATAGTGCGCGGCCGTCACCTTAGACCTCAGTCTTTTATCGGTGACGCACTCTGGATGCGCGCGGAACCACTCTTGCGACCGCGGAGTATACCCGGCAATCTCCTTCTCGATCCCCGTTTTGTTATTGTCCTGCTGAATTGTTTTTTGCTGCGGCTCTTTTGCCTGCAGCTCAGCCGTCGCCTTGTCTCGTTCGTATGACTTGAGATCGGCTGCGAACGCTGCAATTTCAGCGCTGATATCTGCTGCTTTCTCAAACTCGCCAGATTCATATGCTGCCGACAATCGGCGCTTAGCCTCTGCAATCCCGGCTTTGGCCGTGGTTATCGCGTTTGTGACTGCAACGATTCTGCTTTCGCCTGCCTCTACCCTTGCCTTCTCGATTTCTCCGGCAGCCCGCCGCTCGATATCGGCGCGCTCGCGCGCACTTGCTGCCTGAGCATCCGCAAGTTGCTTGCGGAGTTCTATGACGAGAGGATGGCTTTCGTCGTCCTTCTTTGCCTCTTTCGGCTTTTCTTGCTTCTTTTGCGGTTGCTGTGGCGGCGGCTGATCGCCGTCAATGATGATATCAAGAACAGCTTGTTGCTCGTCGGCCATCAGAAGACAACCTCCGGGCTCGAAACGCTCAGCTTGATAAGCTTATCCTCGATCAATCGGCATGAAACTCCGCGGATAAAGAGTTCTTGACCGTCCGCGGGACGAAACAGGACCCAATCTCCGGGCTCAACATTAAGCCCGCCGAAATCGTTCAAAGCGTCTGACTTGAAAGCGATTGGGCCGACCTTGAGAACAAGGCCCACCTTGCCCTGGTAGCGGCTTTCGTCCAGTCTCTTCTCGGGGAGAAGGATGCCGCCGGATGTCTTGGCGGGCTCAATGTAGGTTGCAACCAGGACGTAGTTGTGGAAAACGGTTATTCCGTCCAGGTCTCCTACGTTCGTCCTCAGTGCGGCTCGTGCGTCGCCGCCGTAGGCATACGATTGTGACACTTCCGCAGTGCGGGCTCTCATGGGGGAACGCCTCGCTGTGTTGGGTTGTACTCATCAACTCAACGCAACTTGACGCTGCTCGTCTAGTGGTGTTCTAGCCTCGTGTCAAGAGGATTGTGGCAAGAGCGTGGCTGTGCCCACTCTACCTCAACCTCACATCCCCATCCCGGCTGGCAGATCGTCATGCGGTGGTGATGGTGAGGGTCAGGTCGCCTCGGCTCCTCGGCACTTCAGCGGCATTGCGTAGCAAACGCACCATCATCTATGGTGCGTTTGCTACGCAATGCCGCGAATGTGGATGGTTCAATACTTATCCACACCCTGTGGATGTTGTGTTGATAACTTCGTGCGCTTCCGGCCATGACGATCAAGCGCCAATGACATGATCACCATCGTCCATGGTGCTTTTGCTACGCAATGCCGAAAATTCCCACAATCACTCGAATATCTGCCGCATGGCCGCCTCATCATCCCCGCGCTGTGCGTCGTGGTATGTGTCTGAGTGCAGGCGCCAGATGCGCCACCCAAGCACCACGAAGATCGCGCCGAAAATGATCCCGAAAAGCTGAGCTACCACGTTGGCCCTCCTAATCCTTTGCCAAAGCGCCGCGCAGAGCGGCGATCACCATTCGCGCGTAACCGTCGTTAGGGTCCGCGTGTCGCCCCTGGACGAACGACAGCGCCGCCCGAATGGCTATCTCGAGCTCCTCGATGCGCCGCGCTCCCTTGTTTTCAGTCCGAGACGCGACCTCTGCGGCATCTCTCGCGCATTCCTTGCACATGCGCGGGCCACCGCACCTGGCCCGCGATCCGTCTGGACGCGCCCACACGTGACCGTGCGGGCGTTGACGGACAGCGTCATCGCTCTCGTGAATGGCTGCACGCGCCGGACTTGGGATCTGGCTCGTGACAGCCAGAAGATTGGCAAACCGGAGTGAGGGCGGGATGAACCCGGTGAATGGCTATGCATGCGCAGTCAAC